GTGGTAAGGCCGCCTATTGGGTGTGGCAGTTTGAAACAGAACGCGATCAAGTGTTTGAAGCAGGGGGTAATCCAGTTAGATTATTAGTCGACGATCTACATAATGTTCCTGTGGTTGCAAATCTACTCAACAGCAAAGACATACATCCCGCAGCATTCCAAACTAAAAATGACAATGCCAACACCTGGATAACCATTATCTAGCATTTTAAATTCTCTCTCTGCTCACGTAAATACTGTATGAGCAAATTTAAAGATTTTACTAAAAAGACAATTGAAGAAATAAAAGCGTGGGCTTGGTTCGCCTCGATATTTCCTATGGTTGTTCTATCTATAGTATTTTTAATATGGTTGATTGAACCTAAACATACATTTGACATTGTTATGGTTATAGGTGGCAGCATTATGTTTACTATGGCAGCGATTTGGTGGTGGTGGGCATTATGCGCTATCAAAACTTTGTTAGATCATTGGGATGGAACCAAAGAGGGAGTTCAAGAAGCACTCAATGAAATCAAGGCAATCAAGATATTAGTAAACAACTTGTTTCGAAAGAAATCTGATAAATAATATTATCAAAGGCACATTACATCAGGCATATACAGGTCCCCAACATACACCCACTTGGAGAAAGTATTATGGCAAAGATAGTGCCAACAACAGATTTAGAAAAAACTAGCCTTGAGGCTCACGTTGACCTTTGTGCATTACGCTATGGTCAGTTAGATGAGCGCCTAACAGGTCTAGAAGAAAAAGTAGAAGCAATCCATACCGACATTATTGAAGGTCAAAAGAGCCTAAGTAAAGTAATTATTACAACAGCAGGTACAGTATTAGTTGGTGTAATTTCGATAGTGGTTACACTCTTGATGAAGATGGGCTAAAAGAATATATTGTAAATAAAGGACCAATAAGGTCCTTTTTTTATGTCTGATATATCTAGACGCTTAGAACAGTTCTTATCTACAGCGCAACGAAAAGAATCACAGAAAGATTTACTGCCAATCAAAACAGCAGATGGAATTCTTGTTGGCGATGTATTAATAGTCAGCGATGAAAATATCAAGAATTTATATCAAAAAGGTACACCGGTATACGAGGGGTTATTTTTAAATGCTGTAACTATCAAACTAGCTAATCTATTGGCTAAACGTGATGATCCTATAAAAATCAAACAGTTATACGAAGCAGACCAAGAGTACGGCAAATGGTTTACAGATAGCCAATTATTACGCACCCGATATCAAAAAGCCATAGACAGCCAGGATTATGACCGAGCAGATATACTATTTGCTAGATACTGTGAGAGCAGAGATCGTGCCCTTGCAGCTAAAAATAACGCACAAGGTTTGGCTAGCCTTTGAATAAATATAAGATAATATTCTGGATCCATTTAATATGAAAACACAAGATTTATTTGCTATTAATAGAACAGCTAAAAAACTAAATGAGACTATTGAAAAGACATTTGGTAAAAAGCTAAATCTAGAGGCATTTGATCTAACACAGTTAGAAGATGCTCGTAATAAACTTCGCACACAAGTGCACCAAGCACGTGTTGAAGCTGGGTTTAACGAAAACTTAGAAAACGAAGCATTAACTCAAGCACAATGGATGCTAGATGCTATCAATGCTGAATTAGAAGAAAGACAAGAATTAATCGCAGATGCACACACGGCAGAAATTGAAGTGGATGATACTAATGAAGGATTTGGATCATTAGAAGAAGAAGTTATTAAACTTCTAAAAAGATTTGAAGAAAATGCTATGGAAATTGGAGCATACGGTGATCCAGATGTTAACAAAATTATAGCACTATTACAGCAAGGTGATGCTGAAGAAGCAGTAGAAGCTGTATGGTACTCATACTCAGATCAAGACGGTGGTGAAGTTCCACAGATAGAACCCTATATTGAAGATCTAAAAGCAGAGTTTGAAGTTCTTGCTCAAGGCGGCGATGCGGACACTGAACCAGATGATGCTACAGATGATGGCGAGGCATTAGCTTCTGCAGGTCACGGTAGTGATGAAGACTATGGTACATTTCCAGAAAGTGCACCACCCACAGCCAAAGGTGAGCGCATGGTAAAACACATCAAAGCAGGTTATTCTAAAGATGGTGAACTAACAGATAAAGAAAAAAGCACTGCCTACGCAACAGCGTGGAAACAACACAACAAAGATAAAAACGAGTCAATCGAAGGAGATAACATGACTAACTTAAAAGAAGGCGAAGTACAACAAGCCAGCGCAATTGTATCAGCAAAAACAATGGTAGACAGAGTAGGCCGCTGGATTGAAGACCTTTCAGGAATGGAAAATGATACACTCCTTACATTAGGTGACAGCATCCGTGATGAAATGAGCCAAGAATTAGCTAAACAATTCATCAGTCAAGCTGCTCCAGCATTACAACAAGCTATTGAAATACTAAAACAAACACGTGATACTCTAGCATCAAGTGTACGTGTTTTAACAGGTGAAGAGCAAGGTGCTGAGATGATCGGTGCAGAACCAACAGACGCAGGCGCAGATATGGAAGCACCAGCAGAACCAGATGCGTTAAACGCAGCTCCAGAGGGTGATGTAGGAGCAGTAGCACCAGAAGACGAATTTGCAGCAGCAGAACCAGCAGCAGGCGGACTAGGTGATGCAGGTCGTGCTAAACGTGAAAGTATTGAGCGTAGCAACAGCTTGTTAAGAGTGTTGGCAGGCTAATGAAATTATCTAACATTGTTTCAGAAACAGAGTTCACCAGGCTAGCGGAGTTAGATGCTCCTATGCTTGGTGCTACTCCAACACCAGGTGCTACTACATTGGCTCCAGGACAATCAATGCAAGCTGACCCACAAGCCCAAGCTAAGATGGTGGCTCAACAGGCTCTTGATCGTCAGAATCGTAAAAAACAAATCCAAGATCAAATCAAACAAACTCAAGAGCAATTAGCAGATTTACAAAAACAATTAGCATCGGTAGCATAATGAGATTTTATGAATTTTCAGACAGTGAATCAACTGATAAACTAATAATAGTACTTAAAAACTATATTGGCCGCGCTGCGAGTAAAAAATCCCCAGCGAAGTTAAATTGGAACGGATTAAATCAAGTTTTAAAATCTAGTGGCGCTGAAGTAACAGCAGACTACGAAACGTTTAAGGCCATATACGATTCTAATCCGGTAATACAATCTATTGTTAAAGATTTTAATGCCGATGGTGTTGAACTTAAAGTTCCAGGCGCACCAGATAGCGAAGAACCTACACAAGACAGTGAAACTAGCCAAGACAAAGTAGATCAAACAGCAGCTTCAGCGGCATCTGCTCAGGTTGCCCAAAGTCAACAAACTCCACCAGTACCAGACTTGACATAATAAGATCATTACTGTAATATATACAGAATGACTACTATATATACACCTCCGCTGTACGTTGAACGTTTCCAATATAAAAACTGTGAACAGGTTAACGATCCTATAACTCGTAAGCGTGTTTATCTAACACCAGACGGCGAAAGCCTCCCTAGCGTTACTACTATCCTTAGTGCTACTAAAGACATGACGCACTTAAACGAATGGAAGAAGCGCATTGGTGAAGATAAAGCCAAACAGATTACCACAGAAGCTGCTGGTGTTGGTACAGCGATGCACGCTAACTTAGAGCGTTTCTTAATCGGTGAACAACGACAACCTGGTAATAATCCTGTACACGTACAGGCTAATAAGATGGCTGATGCTATTATTGAAAATGGCTTAAACAAAATGAGTGAAGTTTGGGCTTTTGAACAGAGCTTATACTTTCCAGGATTATATTCCGGTACTACAGACTTAATTGGTGTACACGAGGGCGAACCAGTAATCGCTGACCACAAACAAACGAATAAGCCTAAAAAAGCAGAGTGGGTAGAAGATTATTATCTACAACTAATGGCCTATATATTAGCACATAATGAAGTATACGGTACAGACATTCGTAAGGGTGTTGTGTTTATGGCTGTACGTCCCAAGGAAATAAGTCCGGGAGTCTACGAAACTTCACAGTATCAGCAGTTTGAACTTAAACCTCAAGATTTCAACAAATACCAAGATCAATGGCTTGCTAAGGTAGAGGAATACTATAAGCTAGGTAGATAAATGCCAGTCGTACAAATATCTAACTAAATAGATATATGTACATTTACAAGATAACAAATACTATCAACGGTCGTTGGTATATAGGCAAAACAAACGGGCAGGATCCTAACTATATGGGATCTGGTAAACTCCTCAAACAAGCATACAAAAAATACGGACAAGAGAACTTCGTTAAAGAAGTTCTTGAAACTTGTACCAGTGAACAAGAATTAAACCTACGTGAACAACATTGGATACAAGAATCTGGTGCCCTTTCTGATCCGTTGTCTTACAATCTTGCTGAAGGCGGTGGTGGTGGAGATCTAAGTAAGTTTATTCCTTATGATAAGATTGATTATAGGAATCATAAAATGGAAGGTGCTCGCAAATGGTGGAATTCTTTAACTAAAGAAGCACAGCAAGAGTTACACGCAAGGCAGGCTGCAAAGCGTACTAAAGGGTGGTATGTTAGCCGTATAGATGATCCTACAGAAACGTACGTACAAAACATAAGCAAATGGTGTGAAGAGCACGGAGTTGACAAGAGTACGCCGTCAGGGCTAAACGACCCAAATAGTAGACTTTTTCAAAAGCAAACAAAAGGGTGGCGTATTAGACGCAGTGATATGCCAGAATTGCTGCCATATATAAACCGTAGATTTGAACCAACAGACAATAAGTGCAAAGGTAGGAAGTGGAAATTGGTGGATGGAAAGCGAGTTTGGTCGGATAAATACAGTATCGTAGAGGATTAATATTATGGCCGTGGTGCAAATTTCCAAGATACAGGTGAGACGTGGACAGAAGAATTCAAACAGTGGTGTACCACAACTAAGCTCAGCAGAGTTTGCTTGGGCGGTTGATACACAAGAGCTATTCATTGGTAACGGTAGTGTTTCTGAAGGTGCGCCGTATGTTGGTAATACCAAGATACTTACAGAACACGATAACATATTAGATATCGCTGCCAGCTATCAATTTTCATCCACTGACCCTAGCATTACATTAAGTGTACCTCGCTCATTACAGACTAAGTTAGATGAATATGTATCTGTAACAGATTTTGGTGCTGTCGCTGATGGATCTACAGACAACACTGAAGCATTTAACACAGCGTTTTCTCAATTATTCAACAATGCTAATCCTAATTACAAAAAAGTACTAATGATACCTAATGGTGAATATCTATTCCTTTCTGATCTCATTATACCAGACGGTGTAATCATGAGAGGTGAAACACAATTAGGTGCAATATTAAACTTTAACGATTTTAGTGTTCAATTCTCAACATCAAGTGGTCAAAGTATTATTGATTTTAACAGTACCAATAGACCCGAGAATATCCATATTTCTAATTTAACTGTACAACGCCAAACAGGTCAACTTGTACTATCAGGTGTGGGCAATTCTGTATTTGATAATGTAAAATTTAAAGGTGATTATGTTTTAGGTAACACCTCAACATTATCATCACCCGCAGCACTATATTGGGAAAACAATGTAGAAGGTATTAAGGTCACTGATATTAAATTTAATAATTGTATATTTGAATCTAATGCTATTGGAGTTAAATGTGTACAGACTATAGCAACAGATACAGATGTACAGTTTAACAACTGTGAATTCTTTATTAATGATACTAGTATCTATATCCAAGGTGTAACGACTCAAAAGAATTATTGGAGAATCAACGACTGTAGATTTGAAGAGGTTGCAGGTCCAGCATTTAGAGCAACAGCAGGACAAGGTACTGTAATACAAAGATCTCGTTTTGTTAAAGTTGGTAATGGTACAAATCTAGCATCAAATCCAGTAGAGCCGATGGTATATTTTGGCGAAAATATTAGCAACATATTAATTGATTGCTCTAGTGATCGTCAACAGTTTGCTGGTACAGATATATTGATTTCAAAAGCATCTGTAACTGAAGTAGAAGGCGGTTCAAAATCACATTTCTTAGATAGAAATTATTCATTAGTTAGATTAACTGACAGCTTTAGACCTCTCGCAGTTTTTTCAGCATTCAACAGATATATTAAAATTAACTATTTCCTTTCACTAGACGTTTGGTCTAGGGTAGGAACTTTAACACTTTCGATTGGTGATGGACTACAAGAAATTGCAGTTACAGATTCATTCCAATATTCAACACCCTTAGCGATAGACCCAGGAGGACAAGTTATGACTAAATTTGAATTTAATGCAGAACTTCGTGACAACGATACCGACTCTGGTATTGACACTGTGGTACTATCGTATAAGAATCCAATAGCCACCGGAGCAGCAGGTACCATCTCATTTGATGTGACCTATGGTGTTTAATCTATACGACACTAATAGATTAGCAGCGTGGCGTGAATTTAGAGATAGTTTAGAACAAAGCAATACCCCATTCAACGACGTTGCTGAATTTTGGAGCAAGGCTCCGTTTGTGAGTCCTTATCTTAATCCAAAAGATCCTTCTATTTGGCCCGATCCTTGGCATTTAATTTTAGATAATCGGTTAGATAATCTTGCTATTGCTCTAGGAATGTTGTATACTTTAAGTCTAACTCAGCGTTTTAAAGATTCTCATTTTAAAATCTTAGAGTTAGATAACACAGAACAAGAAAGACACTATATTTTATTAGTGGATAATAACAGCATATTAAATTTAGAATACAATAAAGTAGTTGAGTTAGACTCAGTAAAATTGGACGAAATCAGCATAATATGGAGTCAATAATCAACATGCTAAATATCATTCTAAAGTAGAAAAAAAATAAAAGAGGCATAAATGACAATCACGGTGATCAAAAGAAGTGGAGAAAAAGAACCACTCATGATTGAAAAATGGCAAGCTCAAGTTGCCAAAGTTTGTAAAGGCATTGCTGACGTCAGTCAGTCGATGATTGAGATCAAAGCACAATTAAGTTTTTATGATGGCATCACTACTGAAGAGATAGATGGCATTACCTTGCGGGCGATTGTCGACCTCATTGACATTGAACACAATCCAGAAGTTGGACACACAAATTATCAATATGTAGCAGGCAAGCAAAGACTTAGTATGCTACGTAAAGATGTATATGGTCAATACGAACCTCCCCACCTCTACGAGATCGTTAAGAAAAATGTAGCCACGGGATTGTACAGTTCTGAACTACTCGAATGGTATGATGAAGATGAGTGGAATAAGATGGAAGAGTTTATCGATCACGAGAAAGATGAAGAATATGGTTATGCTGCTATTGAGCAGTTGATTGAAAAGTATCTTGTTAAGAATCGTGCGACAAAAGAAATTTATGAAACACCACAAGTTCGTTATATGATTGCTTCTGCAACAGTATTCCATAATGAACCAGACGGTAGATTAAAATATATTAAAGAATATTACAATGCCGCCAGCGATGGTCTGTTCACACTGGCTACTCCTGTATTGGCTGGCCTTGGCACTCCTACTAAACAGTTTAGTAGTTGTGTGCTTATCCGTAGTGACGATGACCTAGACAGCATTTTCGCTTCAGGTGAGATGATGGCTAAGTATGCAGCCAAGCGTGCTGGTATTGGTCTAGAGATAGGTCGTTTGCGCCCGTTAGGGAGTCCTATACGAGGCGGGGAAATCATGCACACAGGCATGATCCCCTTCCTTAAGAAATGGTTTGGCGATTTACGTAGTTGTAGCCAAGGTGGTATCCGTAATGCATCAGCTACTGTGTTCTATCCCATATGGCATCATCAGTTTGATGACTTGATCGTATTAAAGAACAATCAAGGCACAGAAGAAACACGTGTGCGTCACATGGACTATGGTGTTGTACTTTCAGCATTCTTTTGGCGCCGTTTTAAAAACAAAGAGAATATCACGTTCTTTGATCCTAACGAAGTACCTGATCTGTACGAAGCATTCTACAGGAACACAGCACAGTTTGAAGAGCTGTATGTAAAATACGAAAAGCGTAAAGACTTACGTAAGAAAACAATGAGTGCTGAGGAAGTATTTAAGAGTGGCATACTGAAAGAGCGTACAGATACAGGACGTATCTATCTAGTGTTTATTGATAACGTAATGGAGCAAGGGCCTTTTGATCCCGAGTATCACACTATCTATCAAAGTAATCTATGTTGTGAAATCTTGTTACCTACTAAATCTTTTAAACGTTTAGATGATATTGAAGGTCGTATAGCATTGTGTACCTTAGGAAGTATCAACTGGGGTGCTTTCCGCAATCCAGAAGACATGCGCCGTGCTTGCCGTATACTACAGCGTAGTCTATGTAACATACTTGATTATCAAGACTTCTTGAGTATTCAAAGCAAGTTAAGTAACGATGAAATACAACCACTGGGTATTGGAGTTACTAATCTATCCTACTGGCATGCCAAGCGTGGATTAAGGTATGGAGAAAGTGATGCACTACAAGATGTTAAAAGCTGGATGGAGCATCAAGCATACTATCTAACAGAAGCCACGGTTGAACTTGCTAAAGAACGTGGTGCATGTTTACACAGTGAAAAGACACGCTACGGCCAAGGTACATTCCCCTGGGAATTACGTGCTAACGGTGTTAACGAACTTGCAGACTTTGCTCCGGAACTTGATTGGGAAACACTACGTGCCGATATGAAACAGTATGGGGTTAGAAATGCTACACTTATGGCTATTGCTCCTGTTGAAAGTTCTAGTGTTGTTATTAACTCAACTAATGGTATTGAAATGCCTATGAGCTTGATTACTGTTAAAGAATCCAAAGCAGGATCATTCATACAGGTAGTTCCAGAATATAACAGATTAAAAAATAAATATCAGTTAATGTGGGATCAGACAGACTGTTCTGGGTATTTAAAAACAGCAGCAGTGTTAGCAGCTTATGTGGATCAAAGTATAAGTACAAATACTTTCTATAATCCAGCGCACTTTGCTGATAGGAAAGTACCTACAACATTAATTGCTAAAAATTTAATGCAAGCACACGTATGGGGTATCAAAACATTTTACTACAGCCTTATTAATAAAGTAGGAAGTAAAGATGTCGATGAAACAGAAGAATTAAAATATAACGGAGTCGACGCAGAATTATTAGAAGAAGACTGTGAGGCATGTAAATTGTAATACATATGAAACGTAATCCTATTTCTAGTCCCTGTATAGCTGTATGTGAGTTTGTTGATGAAGTCTGTACTGGTTGTTACCGCACACAAGATGAAGCCTACGAATGGTATGAGCTTACTGATGAGCAAAGAGATGTAGCTTGGGATAGATTTGTTACACAATGTAAAGAAAATGAAAAACAGGAAAATACCAATGAGCCAAGCGCAATATAACCTAAACACAAAGACAGACTATCTTAATCGTAAGATGTTTCTAGATCCAGCAGGACCAGTTACCATCCAACGATTTGAAGAAGTAAAATATAAAAAGATTGCAGACTTTGAAGCAACAGCACGTGGCTTCTTTTGGCAACCAGAAGAGATTAGTCTAAGCAAAGATTCAAACGATTTCAAAGATGCCAGCGATGCTGTTAAACATATCTTTACCAGCAATCTGCTACGTCAAACAGCATTGGATAGTTTACAAGGTCGTGGTCCAAGTCAAATCTTTATGCCTGTAATATCGTTGCCTGAACTAGAAGCACTAGTCTATAACTGGACATTCTTTGAAACTAACATTCATTCAAAGAGCTACAGTCATATTATTCGCAACATCTATAATGTACCCAAGGATGTGTTCAACACAATCCACGACACTAAAGAAATTGTAGACATGGCATCAAGTGTAGGCAACTATTACGAAGCACTACACGTTATTAACTGTCGTAAACAGTTAGGCGAAACAATTCCAGAGAAAGAATACATCAAGGCAATTTGGATGGCATTACATGCTAGCTATGCTTTAGAAGCATTTCGCTTTATGGTTAGTTTTGCTACGAGTTTGGCCATGGTTGAGAATAAAATCTTTATTGGTAATGGCAACATTATCAGTTTAATTCTACAAGACGAACTGCTACACAAAGGTTGGACAGCTTATTTGATTAATCAAGTTGTCAAAGAAGATTCACGATTTGCCGCAGTTAAGACAGAATGTGAAGCAGAAGTATATGCTCTGTATGCCGATGTAATCCGTGAAGAAAAAGACTGGGCAACCTATCTATTTAAGATGGGTCCTGTGATTGGTCTCAACGCTAACATCTTAAAAGAATTTGTTGATTATACCGCATTGAACGCATTAAAAGATATTGGTATACGTTATACAGAACCAGCACCAAAATCAAATCCAATTCCGTGGTTTATGAAACACAGTGATACCCATAAAAAACAAACAGCACTACAAGAAAATGAATCAACTAATTATGTTATCGGAGTAATGAGTGAAAGTGTAGATTACGATTCACTCCCAACTATATAATATGTTTAAAGCACAATTTAAAACTAGATCACCATATGAGTCTTGGACAACACTAGGTCACTACGGCACAGAAGCTGCGGCAATATCAGCAGCACTAACTAAAAAGAATGCCGGTGCTCTATTAGTACGTGTTACAGATAAGAATGGTGGTATAGTATATTCAGGTTAAAGGAGCCGAAATGAAAGCTGTAGTTTGGAGCAAACCCGCCTGTCCTTATTGCGATCAGGCTAAAGCATTATTAAAGATGAAAGGAATCGAGTACGAAGAAAAAATTATCGGTGATGGTTATCTTAAAGAAGATTTGTTAGAAGCAGTACCCGGAGCGAGATCAGTACCACAGATTATTTTAGATGAAAAGTTAATTGGTGGTTTTCAAGAATTGAAACAATATTTTGCAAAGGTATAATATGTTAATTGACAGAGGTGTAATGGTAGGTGAAGTAATCACATTAAAACTAACTTCAGGCGAAGAATTAGTTGCTAAACTAGCAGAAGAAACGGATACATACTATAAGTTAAGCAGGCCAATGGTTATTGGACAAGGACCAAAAGGTCCGGGGTTGATGCCATACTTGTTTACAGTGTCTCCTGATAAAGAGATTAAACTTCTTAAACAAACAGTAACGGTAGCTGAAGCAACTGATAAAACTTTTGCTGATCAGTTTTTACAGAGCACAACAGGCATACAGTTAGCCTAAGGAATAAGAAATGCCATATCAAACAGGTCTTGGTCCGTCAATATTAGATGTCTGGTACAGTCCAGATGTTTTTATCAATAACGTTCAAGCAGCGTTATGGTTAGAACCATTGCCTAGTCCAAATAGTGCATCTGGTGAACCTAGCAGAGTATCTCTATCACCAGCGCAGGCAGCCGCAGTTGTTGCATCTGCCGCAGCCGCAACTTCTACAGAAGAGCAAGATGCAGGATTAGCAGGCAAGGGTGAAGTTCCACAAGAAGGTCCGTTAGATTTTGCTAGTCCGGATCCTCGAGGACCAATATCGTCAGATCTGTTTACAGCATTAGGGCAAACATTAGATGGTTGTCTAACAGAATCAAACAGTGGGTTATGGAAAGAAACTACTACCAATGCTAGAATCTTATCTTGTTTTAAAGCGGTAGGTTTTAATGTCAGCAATGATAAAACTACACCGTGGTGTGCAGCATTTGCCGGTAGTATATTAAAACGAATTGGTGCACCTGCATTAAAGACTCTCAGCAGTTTAGCATATTCAGGTTACGGTACTTCAGTAGGATTAGATCCAAGAAATTGGAGATTAAATGACATTATTATTTTTACACGTAATGGTGGCGGCCACATTGGATTCTTTAGAGGATATAATCCAGCAAATGGAACTATATCTGTGCTAGGTGGCAATCAAGGTGACAATCTCAAATTAAGTAATTTTAAAAATCCAAGTTCAAGCATGCCTATATCTCAAGTACGCCGTGCTTGGTCAATCCCAGCTCAATATGACACGGTAGTAACATATTCCGGCTCAGGTTCGGGTTCAGTCAAAGTCGTCTAAACAATGAAAAAAAAATTATTCTTTATACTAGGATGGCTATGTCTAGGATTAGCCTATCTTGGTATGGTAACTCCAGGCCTACCTTGGAGTATATTCATAGTCAGTGCGGCATATTGTTTTGCTAAAAGTTCTGATAGAATGTACAATTGGATATACAGTCATCCTAAGTTTGGACCGTTCCTAACAAATTGGACTGAAAAGAAAGTATTCCCAAAGAAAATGAAATACCTAATGATAATAACAATGTCAACAACATTCTTATTCTTATTAGTAACAGCACCACTTAAGGTAGCATTATGGAGTGGAGCATTTATGTTTTTAGTGGCAGTGTGGGCATGGAGATTTCCCAACACCGTAGAAGAACATCAACGCAGGATTAAAAATGGAGAAAAGATTGGATGGCTAAAATAACATTAGAAGAACTTTGTGATATCGCATTTGCTGTAGAAGAAGGCGATCCTTTTGATTGGTCAGTGTTCGCATCTGGCAAAGAACAAGCTATGAAAATGATCGGCACAAGTATTCTTGAACAGTTTGATCTTGAAGAATATAATCATTCCCAACGATTGATAATATTAGCCGCTATGACTAAATTGGTTACAGAAAATATGATTTTACATTCTAAAGTCTTGACACTTTCTAAAAAAGATGCTTAAATAGCATATAGAGGGAGATAGTATGGGCGAGATATTTTTAGTATGCGTAGTGGTAATTATACTGCTCGTTATAGCAGAAGAATGGGGCGAAGCCTTTGATGAATGGCGCGATGGAGATGATGAATTGTAGTATGGAATATTAAATAAAATATACCACACAAGATGGTTGGCAACATACCTAATGTTGTAATTTTAAAATTAAGGAAATACAAGTAAAATGGCAACAGGAAAAGTAAAATGGTTTAATGATGCAAAAGGTTTTGGATTTATTACTCCGGACGCAGGTGGTGAGGATTTATTTGCTCACTTCTCAGCGATTGAGAGTTCAGGATTCAAATCATTGCAGGAAAACCAAGCAGTAAAATTTGAAATAACGACAGGCCCTAAAGGCAAACAAGCATCAAATATCGTACCAGTTTAATAGGTACTAAAGAATTGTTGTATAACTCTTAAAGTAAGGCATGTTGGACGCGGCCTGCGACAAGCCGCCATCTCCACCAGAAGTGTATTATTATCGGCGGGCGAAATCCCTGCCTACGATAAAAATAGTTAATAGTATGCTTCTGATGGGGATGAAATAGATTCGACAGCGTGAGATAGGATAAAGGGCAACACGAGAGGCGATGGACGTAATCCAAGCAAAAACCGTAAATGCAGAAAAAGCAGATACATTTGACTTCACAGCAATGAGCTTCACTGGTAACACCGTTCGCGGCGCTGCTAATGTAAGCAGATTTGCTCTAGCTGCCTAAAAAACAGCAGGTCCGGGGTAGTTATACCTTGTAACCAAAAATAGCAAAAAGGTCACTTCGGTGGCCTTTTTTATTGGTTTTAGCCAGTTATATGTACAAAAACCGCAGTATATGTTAAATATCTTACTGGCTGAGTAAGCCTTTTTTTATGAAATGAGGAAAAATTAATGAAAAAATCATTATTAGTATCATTAGCATTATTAGCATC